GGTGGACTTCCTAATAATGCAGGTAGCGGTAAAAATGGTGACATTTTATTTACCACAAAAGGTCACAGTTCAGGAGACACTTATTCTATCGTTTTAGAGATGGTAAAAGTGTATTCTGATTAATAGGAATTTATTATGGCTAAAACTAAAAATTATGTAATTTCAGAAACTGGTGAGTTTCCTGCTCAGTACAAAGTTTTACATCTTGATGAAGATGGTATCTACAGACCTGTATTTGGTCCTGATCCTGATTTAGAAGATGCAGAACGTAAGTGTGCTGAGATGAACGGAGAAAGAGCTAGAAATGATAAAGGGCAATTAGTTGCTGACGATCCTTCTACTCCTGATGTTAATGAAGCTTATGTTGGTGGTAAAGCACCAAAGAAAAAAGCTACTAAAAAAGCACCAGCAAAGAAAGCTACAGCTAAAAAGAAAACTACTAAGAAAAAGTAGTATCATTTATATTTATAATACTCTGGTAAAACGGAGTATTATATTTATCTAATTTATACAAGGAGACAAAATGGCAGGTAAAAAAACTAAATACATGGCTGGTGGTGGAAAAAACACTAAGTACATGGCTGGCGGTGGGAAAAATTCAAAATACATGGCTGCTGGTGGTATGAAAACTGAAGTTGGTAAAGAAGCTAAAGTTGAGCAATACAGAGATTATGTTAAGAGAATGTTTGGTGGTGGAGATACAAATGGAGATAGAAAAATGACTACTAAAGGTTCTTCTGCTGGTGGTCGTAGAGATAAAAGATCATAAACCAGTAAATAATGTCTAGAGCAACAAAAGATTCCAGATTAAAAAGAGCTGGAGTCTCTGGATATAATAAACCTAAAAGAACACCTAATCACCCTAAAAAGTCACATATAGTTGTGGCAAAAGAGGGTGATAAGGTTAAAACTATACGTTTTGGTGAACAAGGTGCAAGCACAGCAGGAAAACCTAAAAAAGGCGAATCTGCTCGCATGAAAGCCAAACGTAAATCTTTTAAAGCTAGGCACAGAAAAAATATTAATAAAGGTAAGATGTCAGCAGCTTATTGGGCAAATAAAGTAAAATGGTAATTAGCAGAAGTAATATGAAAAACCAAATTCTTAAAGCTCCGTCTTCTAAGAAAAAGGTATCAAAAACAAAATCTGGTATAACTATAACTAGAATTAAAAAGGATAAATAATGGCAACGAGTGGTACTCATACATTTACTTTAGACATAAGCGATATTATGGAAGAAGCTTATGATATAGCGGGAGTTGAATTACGCTCTGGCTATAGCTATATGAGTGCTAAACGTGCTTTAAATTTAGTTTTTCTAGAATGGCAAAACAAAGGATTAAATCTTTGGACTGTTGAACAAGGTACAGTTAGTTTAACTTCTGGTACAAATACATATAGCTTAGATAGTTCAGCTATTGAAGTTATTGATGCTTTTATTAGAACTGATGCTGGCAATGTAGATAAACAGTTTGATCAAAGGTTAAATAGAATATCTAGAACTGAATACAATCATCAAGCTAATAAATTAAATAAAGCTAAACCAACACAGTTTTTTGTAGATAAAAATACAGGAACTTTACAAATTGTTTTGTGGTCAACACCAGATGACGCAGACACATATACTTTGGTTTATGACTATATACAAAAAATAGAAGATGTAGGAACAGTAGCTACAAATAATGCTGACGTTCCATCAAGATATTTACCATGCTTGTCATATGCTTTGGCATACTCTTTAGCCAGTAAAAATCCAGAATCTGCACAAAGAATACCTTTTATAAAACAAAGATATGATGAACTTTGGAATGAAGTTAGTGATGCAGATAGAGAAAGAGCACCTGTAAAATTTGTTCCTGACTTAGCTACATATAGATAATGGCATACGCAAGAGGTAAAAAAGCATTAGGTCAATGTGACAGATGTGGCTTTACATATAAATTAAATGAACTCCAATATGAAATATTTGATAGCAAACGAAATGGGTTGCGGGTTTGTTATGAATGTTTAGATGAAGATCAACCACAATTAAAACTTGGAGAACTAAATATAGTTGATCCACAAAATTTATATAATCCTAGAGTAGACACAGGAGAAAAAGAATCAACAACTTATTATGCTTTTGATCCTGTAGGAGGAGGTGTAACTGAGTTTGGTTCAAGTACAATGGGTTTGGATATCACAGCAGAGTTAGGTAAAGTTAAGGTAGTAATAACATGAGTTGGACATTTACAACATTAAAAACAGCTATACAAGATTATACTCAAAATACTGAGTCTACTTTTGTTACAAATTTACCTACATTAATAGTACAAGCAGAAAACAGAATAGTTAAATCTGTTGAACTGCCTAACTTTAGAAAAAATGTAACTGGTACGTTAACTTCTAGTAGTCCTTATTTATCAACACCAACAGATTATTTATATCCTTTTTCTTTGGCTGTTTTAGATAGTAGTAGTAATTATGAATATTTATTAAATAAAGATGTAAGTTTTATAAGACAATCTTTTCCATCTGCAAGCACTACAGGAACTCCTAAGTTTTATGCACAGTTTGATGATGATACTTTTATCATAGCACCAACACCTGATTTAAATTACACAGTTGAGTTACATTATTTTTATATACCTACATCTATAACTACTTCATCAGATGGAACATCATGGTTAGGTACAAATGCCACAGAAGCTTTGCTTTATGCTAGTTTAGTAGAAGCTTATACTTTTATGAAAGGCGAGCCTGATATTTTGTCTAACTACGAAAATAGATTTAAAGAGGCTTTACAAAGACTGACACTAGAATCGGATGGTTATAATCGTAAAGATGCTTTTAGAGATGGACAAAGGAAAGTAAATGTTTAGTGTTGATATAGAATCAACTATTGGACAGGTTGCTGTACAAACTACACAAAACAAAGGCTTAAGTCCTGAGTATTGGACTGAAAGAATTTTAGAAAGATTAGTGTCAGTAAGCGATAATGCTGATCCTATGGTAAAAGCACAAGCAGATGCTTTTAAAGATCAAATAGAAAAAGTTATATTAATTTACATGAAACAAGCTATTTTGAGTGACAGATCAACTGTAGCAGGTATGCTAGAGAAACAAGGTCATAAAGAAATGGCAGATATTATAAGGAGACTATAATGGCTATATCACAAGCAATGTGTACTTCTTTCAAGCAAGAGCTCTTGGAAGGTGTGCATAATTTTAAAAACTCAGGCGGAAGCACATTTAATTTGGCACTATATACAAGTGATGCTAGTTTAGGTGCTGGTACAACTGCTTACACTACTTCTAACGAAGCTAGTGGAACTAACTACACAGCTAAAGGTGCTTCTTTAACAAGAGTAGACCCTACTACTTCTGGAACTACAGCATTTACTGACTTTTCAGATTTAACTTTTAGCTCTGCTACTATTACTGCTAATGGTGCATTAATATTTAATGACTCAGCTTCTGGCGATCCAGCAGTATGTGTACTAGCATTTGGAGGAGATAAAACTTCTACAAATGGTGATTTTACAATTCAATTTCCAACAGCAGACGCATCAAACGCAATTATTAGAATAGCTTAGTTTTAAATGGCTAATATTACAGGCTGGGGTCGAGGTACTTGGGGTGAAGCTACTTGGGGCGAAGCTGCTCCAATCGTAGTTACAGGAGTAGCTGGAACAACAGCATTAGGCTCTGAGATTGTAATAGCAAAAGCATTAGTAACTGTATCAGGTAATGCTGGTGTATCTGCATTAGGTAATACAGTTGTTGAAGGAGATGCAGTTCAAGGAGTATCTGCGGTAACATCAACATCTGGACTTGGTGATGAAAGTGTTGTTTGTACTGCAAACATAGCTGTAACAGGAAATGCAGGAACAACAGCTTTAGGTTCAGAAACTGTTATAGCAGAAGCAAATACATCTGTAACAGGAAATACAGCTACAGCAGCAGAAGGTACAGTAATTGTACAAGCTATAGCAGTTGTTGGTGTTAGTGCAGTAGCTTCAACACTTGGTTTAGGTGACGAAGTTGTTATATGTGAAAACAATTTAGAAGTTACAGGAGTATCAGGTACTGGTGAAATAGGTGATGTTACAAGTGTAAGTAAAGCTACAGTAGCTGTAACAAATGTAACAGGAACTGGTTTTGTGAATGGAGTAAATGTTTGGGGTCTAGTTGATGATAGTCAAACAGCAAACTATTCAGAAGTATCTACAACACAAACACCTAATTATAGTGAAGTTTCAACAACGCAAACCCCTGATTGGGAAGAAATTGCAGCTTAATTATTATATAATTTTTAGAGGAAAATAAATGGCAAGCACATACGTAAATGATCTAAGACTCAATGAAATGGCGACAGGTGATGCGTCAGGAACTTGGGGCGATACGACAAATACCAATCTTGAGTTGATTGGTGAAGCTTTAGGTTATGGAACAGAAGCTATAACTACTAATGCTGATACTCATACATCTACAATAGCAGATGGAGCAACTGACCCTGTAAGGGCTATGTATGTTAAATATACAGGATCATTGGATTCAGCCTGTACTATTACTATTGCACCTAACACCATTAATAGAATGCACTTTATAGAGAACGGAACAAGCGGTTCTCAAAATATTGTTATTTCACAAGGCTCTGGTGCTAACGTAACAATAGCTCCAGGTGATGTAAAAGCCGTTTATTTAGATGGTGCTGGAAGTGGAGCAGCCGTAACAGACGCTTTTGCCAGTTTAAGTGTAGGTGCACTAACTGTTAGTGGAAACTTATCCGTAGACGGCGGAACAATCAAACTAGACGGAAACTATCCTACTGGCACAGAAAACGTAGCTTTAGGTAATGGTGCGTTAGATGATGGAAGCCTAAGTGGGGATTACAATACCGCTATAGGTAATAATAGTTTGACTGCCAATACATCAGGTAACAGAAATGTTGGTGTTGGTGATGGTTCATTAGAGGGAAATACTACAGGAGCAAATAATGTTGCTGTCGGTAGAGCAGCCGTAGATGCAAACACAACAGGAAGTTTTAATGTTGGTATAGGTACAAGTGCTTTAGGTTCTAATACAACTGCATCAAACAACGTGGGAGTAGGTTATTTTGCTTTAACAGCAAACACTACAGGAACAGACAACGTAGCTGTTGGTTCACATGCTTTAGATGCCAACACCACAGGAGGCGATAATACAGGTATTGGTGATAATGCTTTAAGTGCTAATACCACAGGAAATTTAAACACAGCTGTAGGTTATTTTGCCTTAAATGCCAATACTACAGGCTCAAATAACGTAGCGATTGGTTCAGCTGCATTAGATGTTGCAACGACAGCTGCTAATAATACAGCAGTAGGTTATGCTGCTTTAGGAGCAACAACTACAGCAGGAGGAAACACCGCAGTAGGTTCGGTAGCTTTAAATGACAATACAACTGGAGCAGAAAATACTGCCGTTGGACAAAATGCTATGGGACTAAACACTACTGGTTCTAGTAATGTTGCCGTAGGACAAGGCTCTTTAGAG